TTTACCTAGTGCTTCTGCTTCTGCAACTATATCTGTAATACTTCCAGAGTTAAAGTCAAACATTGCAACATCAACAGAATCATTTATTCCAAATGTATTTCCTGTTTTTGCTCTTATTGCTAAATCGCCAATGTTTTTATAACCTGATCCTGCATCTATAATACTAAAGTTTGTAATAGCATTTGAAGCATCAAAAGTAACCATAAGTTTTGCACTTCTACTAAAATCTTTTGACCCATCGTATGATGATGTTGGATTATCAATATAGAATGGCTGTGATGCTGATAATGCAGTATATGAATCTGTTTCATCACCAGTTCCGTCATTCTTATATCTGTTTTCAATGATATGAGTAGTGTTGTTTAGTGATGACGCATTTTGTGATATAGTACCACCTGGGTTCCAAGCCTCTGCTCCTGATCCTAACACTGTATCATTGATACTTAAGAAAGGTGTAAATGCACTTGTAACATTCACTCCGTCATTGTTAGTAACGTTAATACCGATTGTACTATTATTAATATATCCAATTCCTGGGTTTGTAATTCTTATAAATTCAAGTTGCTTTTTATTATCTAAGTTAGTTGCTAGTACTGTTACTGAATCTTTTTTGCTTGTACCAGTAGCAGTGTCAACAGTTTTAAATTCGTTATTGAAGAAAAATCTTGTTTCTTTATCACTTTCAAAAATATATCTTACGCCTCTTGATGTAATTCTATATTGATTGTTGCCCATGTACTGACACTTAACTAACCAACTACTGTCTTGGTTATTACTTGTAACATCTGCTCTGTAATCAAAACTAACTGTATCTTCTGGAGCAATATCGTTTTCATTTACTAATCTAAATGATGGTAATCCAGTAGTTGCATTTGTATAATCATATGCAATACCAAAAGTATTACTTTGAATAATTGCTTCTTCAATAGCATCTAATTCAGTTGTATTAAACACTCTTCTAAACACTGGAATTATTCTTCTAATCTGTGAACCATTAGGAACATTCTTTTTAAATGTAATTCTGTGACCAGTGTCATCTGTTCTATCTGTAATATTTTGCACTACAACGTTTTCTGTTTTAGATGTAACACTGTTAACATATTCTAAAACACAAAGTTCTCTAATTAACTTAAATTGCGTATTAGCATCTAAGCCACTTGTAGTCCAGTTTGCTGGATTGCCTACTTGTGGTGCAAGTACACCAACATTATTTGTTGCTTGTTGTTGATCAGTATTGAATACTAATCTATTGTTACCTTGCAATGTTAATTCATCTGGCGATACTGAAAGTATACTATTTCTATAATCTTCATAGAAGAAATTAGTAATACTATCGTGTCCAAACATAACTTCAATATGTTTTTTAATTAACTGTTCAATGTTTAAGTTTGTATCAAACGTTGCTGTTTTTTCTTGCTGGCTAGGTTCTTTGTATAAGATACCATCTTCGCCAAATACGTTTGTATTTGCAATAGTTCCAGTAGGATCATTGATATCAATATATCTACTATGTCCTGCATGAGTCCTATTAATACTTTTAATTTTTTTAATATCAGTTGACTTGATTAGTGGATAAACATTGTAGTCAATGCTACTAATCATTCTGTCCTGTGTGTAGAATGTTTGAGGTGCTCTTACTTTCACATCAGATATTGTTTCTGCTGTTACGGCATTACTAATGGTATATGTTAGTGCATATGTCATTGTAAGCAAGTGAGTTTCGCCTGATTTTGAAATATATGGAATACTTACAGACTTCTCTCCAAACTCATCTGGACGTATACTATATCTTTTGTTCTCTGACGTTCTGTACCATAACCTGTATGTACCTGAAGGTGTACTTGCAAAAATGTTGTCACCAAATTTTAATTGTATGCCACCGTTTGCTAAAGTATCTACTTCATAAATTGTTCTTGTACTACTGTCAATGTTGTTGAATATAATATTGTTTCCACTAACATTAGAAACTTTTTCCCATTGACTTCTAACAGAGCCTTCACTGTCGATCTCTTGAAAGTAAACATCAAGGTCGTTAATGTTATCATCAAGAACACTTATTACCCTGTTAGGTAATGGATTATCAATTTGAAAATCTTCGTTCTTTAACGTACCTTGTTTTGTGTAAAAGAAGAATCCAGTATTATCACTGCTATTACCTAAACCGTCGTTCATATAAATTAATTTAAATGCTGATTCAGGATTTGGATTTTCTTCGTATAGGTATTGTCCGTCAATGAAATTAGGATTAACTAATTCCATATCAACTGTATCGTTACTAATAGGAGTTGTAAAAGGATATACAACATTTAATCTTGTAACATTATCAATTGGATATAATTCTGTTTTAATTCCACTTACACTGCCTTTCTTAAAAGGTGTACCAAATTGGTTTTGACTTGTAAAGGCGGCATTTAAAACTGTAAGGAATTGTTCTTGGTAATCTTCGTTACTTGGATCGTCCCAAATAATTGGAATGTTTGACAAGTCATTACCTAAACTATCTTTTACGTTTTCGTTTGTTTGCACACTTAAAATTTTAAGTGTACCTGTGCCTGGTAAGTTTCTTTTAATTTTATAGTTTAATTGTTTTGCAATTCTAAGAACACTTTCTTTTCTTTCTGCTGTGTCTAAAAAGTTTTCTCTAGCATTTAAGTCTGCTCTAAAACTAACAAGTTGTCCTAGGTATGCTAGTAGTTCTACGATTGCTATAAATTCTGAACTTTCAATGTAGTCATTAAATTCTTCTGGAAAGTTGTTGCTCAAGTAGGCGAGCATAGATTCTTTGATAGTATCAAAGTCATATGATGTAAAGTTAATCTCAGAAAAACTTCTAACAATAACGTCTATGTCTTCTGCCGCAAATAAATTATTTTGTCTTACAGACTGTGCCATTTTAACTCTCCGCCGTTATTCCAAAGTTTTCGTACAATAAGTCAATTGTTTTTTCTTCTTGTGTTGGAACATAAAAAGCACTTATCCTAATTGATACTGCCTGCTCAACTTGTTCAACCTGTACGTTATTAATTTTTAATCTTGGGTCTTCTGTAGCAATTCCAAATACTTCTTTTTTAATTTCATCAACTAGATCTGAAGTAAATGGTTCCATCACTAGTTCTGGTAGTATACTGCCAAACTCTGGTAACATAACTCTTGAACCTTTTCTAGTTTCAAGATGATTAACAAAGTCAGCAACGCTCAAGTCCACATCACGCAACGTGAATGGGCCTTTTAGTTTGTTTTTGCTACTATATCCAATAAATGACGTCATTATATGCCTCTATATTTATTTATCGCCTAGGTTAAAGCAGTTTTTTATTCTGTGTCAGAAAGTTTAGTAAATAATTCTACTTCTGCTTTTCTACGATTAACAAGTCCTTTCACTACTTGACGTTGCCCATTTATTGTTGCTTTTGTCCACATCATGAATGCATCTGGGACATCTGGGAAAGAATTGGCATTTATACGTTTTACAACGCTACTTTTCTTAAATCCGCCAACACCAATGTTAAATGATAAACTTACACACGCATCAAACTGATTCTGTGAAAGTTCTACTTTACAAGCCTCTTGCACTGATTTAATAAATCTTACAAGATCTTGTCTTAATAATGCCATTACTTGATCATCTGTTAATGGTGGTTTAATAAAAGTACCACCTATGTTAATAGCACCACGTTGATTTTCTTCTGGTAATAGCAAGTGTCCTACACCAACAGTTGGAAGTAATGCTACATCTTTATAAATGCTTTTCTTAAATCCTTCATGATGCATAACAAACTTTAATCCATTATCACTAATTGTCATTCCTGAAACTTCAAAACGTGATTGAGGTTTACTTTGTGCAACGGCATCAGTTTCATTTAATGAATCTTCTAGTTTTTCATATTGCGGATTACCAGCACTATCGTAACCTGTACCTACAAATTTACCTTCAGCACTTTCATAATCAAGTGGTTTGTTTGCTACAGAGCTAATTGCGCCAGTTTTAGCAGGAGCAGTTCCTTCGACTGAAGTTTCTGATCTATCACTAGTGTTCTCTTGGATCGGGTTACCCGCCGCGGCACTGTTTGTGAAACTGTAACTTGAACTTGATGTTTTATGACCAACCCATGGTTCCATAGTTGGCAAAGTAGTTGCTGGTGTTGTTTTATTATTTGAATGTTTACCTGGTTCTAATGCTTCTAGTGCATCTACAACGTTCTTGTGTCTTTTTAAGACAACTTTACTTGCTTCTGCAGGACTGTCTGCATCACTTGGTGAACTTGGAGTACCTGCTGGATTTAAATGAATGTTAGCACTTGATTTTGCAATAAAGTCACTTGCACTAATTGCAGACCATTCGCCACCTAATGCACGTTGTCTAATATTTGTACCTGCTCGTATGTTGTATTGTGTACCAGTATTGATTGTAGTTTCTGTTCCTACAGTTAAGTCATAGTCTGATTCGTATTCAGTTTTTACATCACCTGTAACAGTAGTATCTCTTGTACTAGCAAACGTTTCTTGTATTGCTCCGCCAATTCTATGATCTACTGTACCTGCTTGATTAATTCTTGTATTACCACCAACGTTAACATTTAAATTTCCATCAACGCCAATGTTTAAATTTTTATCTGTATGTAAGTTCATGTTGCCTTCACTTCTGACACTAAACTCACCTTTACCGTAAATGCTTATATTACCTCTGTTATCAAGTTCAACCCAAGCAGTTGATTCTTTATTTGAAATATAAATTACTTCAGCACTGTCGTGAAGTAGTATTTGATGTCCACCTCTAGTTCTTAATCTAACTAATTCTGATGTACCTCTTATATCACCATCGTCTAAAACTAAACTGTGTCCACCATGTCTTTTTTTAACTTGTTGTGCATTCGGAATAGTTGCATCAACTGGTCCTGGTGTATTAACACCAAACACCTGACTAGGTGTTTCTCTTTGTGCATTACTAGTTGTTGGTCCTCTAACAAAATCTCTAATTAAACCTGACTCAACTAAATGATTAAATCTAGGAGTATGTTCTGGTCTTCCTTTTGCAGGATTATGTGGATCAACTATTGATGACGAATGTTTGTTGTATTCTGTTACAGGTCTTTCTACTGGGTGTCCTGCTTTGTTAGATTTGCCAAAAGCAATATCAGGCATACTATGATTCATATATGACTCTTGTAAAGCACCTAGCCATATACCTCTATTTTCGTCTCCATCTAAAAATGCTACGACTATTCTATTGCCTTCATCGGGTGGAACAAACCACATACCATAAGACACAGGAGTTCCTTCAAATGTATCACCTTGTATGTATTCTGGTTTTGCAGGACTTTGACCAGCAAACGGACTAGCGTAACTAAATGACTTCCAATAAGATTCGTTATCTTCTTGTCCACCTAGGTCAGGTACCCATGCTAATAGTCTGCCCATCTTTTGAGGGTCATATGATTTTTTAACAATAGCAATATAAATGCCATTGTGTCTACTAGCATTACCACCTTTATATTGTGCAGGTTTTTCTTTGTAAACTTTATTAGTTGTAATGTACTTTCTTTTAGTCATCTAATGCCCTATATACTTAAATTTTCGCCTGTTTCTTTAAACGTTAAACCATTTAAATCTGATCCTAGATCTCTACGCAATCCTAATGTTGTAGTATATTGTCCATCGTCGCCCCATTTATGATTGGCTTCAATTACCATATACAATCCATTAATTGCATTTTTATTATTAATTTTCATAAACCCATCTGGTCCGTATTCACTTACTTGGTTACTAACAATAATAATCATTAAAGGTTTAGTAGTTGATATATCTCTGTTTTGTGATGCGTTTCTAGATAAGTCTGGCAAATATAATAAGTCGCCTTTGACTGTCATTTCAATATTCATCATATCACCAACACTACCAACATTTTTAGCATTGTTAAAATATTGTGCTAACAATCCACCACCTGGTGTAGTATCACCTTCAACACCTGTTTGTGTAACTTTTCCTGTTTCATAAAACATAACAGGTAATGGTTTATCTTTGTAATAATCTGCAAATGCTTGTCTTGATACATCACCAGCAAAAACTGTATTAGTACCGACGTTTGGATTTCTTTGACCAGCAACAGTTATACCATTGTTGTTATTTCTTCTTGTATTGTTGTTATTATTTCTATTATTAATTGCTTGTCCAACATTGCTATTTGCTTTAACATTTTCGTTTTCAGTGGCAACACCATTGCCACCTGTTGCATTATCTATTGTTTTTTCAGTTGAGTTCTGATACTCTCTTAATGATTTGCTTCCTTGATAAACTGCTTCATCATTTTTTTCTAATGTTTTTACAACTAAACTATCAAACGTTACAGTAGGATCCATATCTGCCGCTAACATTCTATTTCTTAAATCTGGATCGCTTTCAATTAGTTCCTGTTGAATTTTTAATCTTTCTTTAGCATCTTCTTTATTATTTTTGTCTAACTTACTATATTTGGTATATAGTTTTAAATTGTTACTTGCAATCTTTGCATTATCTAATTTTTTTCTTAAACCTTCATCATAACGTACACCTGGTTCAAATTTAAAACTGTCAATAAGTTCTGACTGAGCACCAATAGCAACATAATACATATTATCAAAGTTATAATTCAAATCCATAATTTGATCATTCTTACCAGTGTATAGATAGTTGTATAGTTTTTTAATTCCTACTCTATCTGATATTTCGTTGACTCTATCAATGTTTTGTTTTTTATCTGTTGAGATATCTGTTTGTCCTACATATCCAAAAGGTGTATCATACATACTAATTCTATATGTAAATTTTTTAGCATAATCTCTTCTTAAAAAATCATAACCTAAGAAAGTTACTTGTGTATCAAAATTATAAAATTGTTTTATATTAACTTTTTTAACACTGTTTGCTTTTCCATCTGCTTTAAGTTGCTCAGCAAACTTTTTATTTTTTTCATCGTACTCTGTAACTTTTCTTTTAAGCACTGGTGAAGCATTTATAATATTTTCAATTATAGTTGTTATACCTGTGCCTTTTTCATAATCAACTGAAATCTTATTTGATGGAGTATGATTTGTTTTTTCTGTTGCAGTAGTTTTTTCTTCGTTTTCTTTATTTTTAGGTGAACTTCTATTAGGAGCAGTAAATGCATCTTGTTTTAATTGTTCTGTTGCAATTTGTGTTGCATTGTCTGTAAATTCAAATTCATATTGATCTGCAACATCTTTCCTAACTGAAATTGCACTTTCTTCTCTTTCTAATAATTTTTTTGCTAAATTGTCTAACAACTCTTGCGGGTTTGTTCCTTGTAAGTTAATTTGCTCATTTAAGTTTTCTGCAATATCGCCTCTTGTAATATCGTTTACAGATGATGCATCAATTTGATATCTAGCACCTTCTTCGTTAATTGAAAAACTTATGTTCTTAATATAAATTGCAAAATTTCTATTTGCTAGATTTTTTGCTATTCCTGTTTTAGGATCCCTACCTTTAATGTTAAGTTCCATTAACATAGGAGCACTTGAATAATTGTTAATACCTAAAAGAGCGGCAGATGATAATAGTTTGTCAATCAAGTCTGAATTATATGGACTAGAAATATCAAATGTTACATTAGTGTTTACACCTGGTAACATTCCAATTTTACTATCAATAACAACGTTGCTCATAACATATTCATCACTTCTTCCTGATGATGCAATTAGCACTTTCCTACTACCGCCTGAAAGTTTAATTGAGTTTAGATCTTTGTTGCCTAAAAATGCATCTTCGCTTATCATGTACAAGTTCCATAAGCAACT